AAGTACTTTGCATATAGTTCTTGGTTTTTTAAAGATTCGGTATCAAGTCTTTCATCATTTACTTTCAAGTCCATTGCGACTTGAATTTTTAATTCATCTAAGGTCATTTTCACTCCACAATAATATTTCTATAACTATTTATAGTGTTACTATTTCATATATTTTGTATTTAAAAGTTACTGTTGCTGTAAGATATTCAACATCAGTTTGGTTTTGAGAATAATTTAATCCACTTAAACTTGTAGGAAAAACATCTGCAAATCTACATTCTACTATAGGATTGTTTTTATTTGTTAGTATGGTCATTGTTGCATCACTATACATTGCAAGTTCTGGCGTTGATGCTCTTACATCACCTATGTCTTTACTTTCACCTCTTGAACTCGTTTTAACATTTGAAGTTTTACTTCTGAAATCAGTAAACTGACTTTTATCTTTTGGAAATCCAATAGCTGTTAACCAAGTATGTATCTCAATATAGTTTTCTAAATTTTCATCTACAATAAAGGTTATTGATAAATCTTCATAAGTTAACTTATCACCCATCAATGGAATATTTTTAAGTGGTGTACCAAGTTCTAATTCACTTAATGTTATGCTAGGTATATTTCCCTCAGTAGTAAAGTACTGTACTTTAGGTAACTGATTAATTAAAAAACGAAACTGTGTAGGACTTGAATAGTCTAATGCAGTTGGTTGTCTACTTAGTGGTGATGTTATTGTTGCCATACTTGTATTTATAAGACTTAAAAAGAAAAGGGGTAGACTTCTCTACCCCAATTCCATAAGTATTTAGAGTTAACTACTTCTTAGCTGAACGAAGACCTAAGTCTACATTTCCAGCATCTTGTAATACATCACCATTGAAAGGTGTACCTTCGTACCCAACTTCTTTGTTGATTCTTGCAGCAATTGATTTTTCTTCATCTGTTGCAAAATGTGTATCCCAAGCAGCTAATCTTTTTCTCATGTACCAATGCCATATAGGTGGTACTAATGCGATAAAGAATACTACAAAGTATCCCCAACCTGTATTTGGACATCCAACATTTTCCAATTCCCAGAAGTGAGTTTCACCTCTGTCATGGTGGTCTGCTTGTCTTCCTATTTCAATAAAGAACCAAGAAGTAAAAGCTGTTGAGTTATCCCAGTTATGTCTGTAATCTATCGGTTGGTCTTTCACACGAATTAATCCGTAATGTTCTAGATAGTTAAGTGCTTCTAGCTCAAAGTTTGAGATTCCCCAAACTGTTGCTAAAACAGCCATTCCTATCCAACCACCAGCTGCAAAGAATAATGCAACTGTTGGCACTGCCATTAGATACCCACGTATCCAACGATTTTGCCAAGAGATAAATGATACACCCATACGAGCAAGTCTTTCTTTTTCCATATTGTATAGAAATTTAGACTGACCTAGATATGAAAGTGGGTAATGACCATAGATTGTTCTACCACGAGGTGCAGTAGCAGGGTCATCTTCACTTGCAAGTTCTAGATGATGGTTGTATACATGAGCGTAACAGAAATGTGCTGAACCAGACAACGCCATCATAGTTCTTGATATTACAAATCCAAATCCTTTAGTATGAGATAACTCATGACCATAGATGATTCCGATTCCAATAAAAATACCAGATGATAATGTTGCACCGATTAAGTTAATCGCTGTTATACCTTCAGACATGACCAACAAGCCAGGTATGATAGTCATGATAACCTCGCCTTCCATTCCACCTAGTGTCATGAAAGTATTTAATCTCCATGCCATTACTAGTTGAAACAGTACAAAGACTGGTAACATGAAGTACATAGTCAAGTTTTGAAAACTTGCCCACCCTAATGAATCGCCTTCATTATTGTAGCCTACTCCTGTTGTTTCGAATTTAGTAGCGATATCGACAAGTAAACCTACGAATAGTAAAACTACTCCTAGCCATGCCATTATGCCACCGATTAAGACACCTGTTCCAGCAACTATGATTAACACAGGTGCTAAAAGATATCTAATGTTTAGTAAAAAATTTCCCATTTCGATTTTCTCCTACGAAATAGTTATATCATCCACAGCCTTGTGAATGACTTATCCATATGTTGTACTACGCTGACATAAGAAACACTTTCAATTTGGAATGAAAATGAGGGATGTCAGTACCAACACATATCTGATTATATTTATAAAGAAAAATATCTTAATAATTAACTTTTGTTCATCTCTTGTATAGATTAGAATTTGTTAATATACTAATAATTCCCTATAGAATATAACATCATGTAGCTATACTAACAGGTATAAACAGATTTTGTCAAGGGTTTGTTCATTTTATTTTAGACAACAAAAAGGGATTCCGAAGAATCCCAATTCGTTTCCTTGTCGAAAGTCAGCAATCTTACATTAAGTTTGTAACTTTAACGCGTCTGTAGTACTTGTTAGTATTAGCAGCAATTGCAGTTGATTCTGCAGTGCCAGCACTAATCACTCCAGTGTGGAATGGGTTAGCAGCAATACCGTAACGAGTCTTAAATCCAATTTTTGGTTGGAAAGTATTCTCACCTACCGCACGAACCATTTGTAGTGGAACATATGGGCAGTAGAAGATACCAGCATCGTAAGGTGAAGTACCTTTATACCCTGTTACATAGTATTGTGAAGCAGCGACATTTGCAGCATATGGGTCAACATACACTTTAAATCTTCCGTTCATAACACCAGCAAAAGTAGCAGATGTGTCATCAACATTTAAGTTGTTGTTTAAAGCAGGTGTATAATCTAATACTCCAGCCATTTGAAGAGCAGAAGCAACATCTGCAGAACAGATAATTATGTTAGCTTTTCCTCTACGAGTTTGTTGTCCAACAGCATTTGCATCTCTTTCAAGAGCAAACATTAGTCCTTTGAACTTCTCAACACTCCAACGACCATTTGAGTCAGTATCTAAATCGAAGATACCAGCGGTAGTTGTGTTAACTTGAGAACCAGCAACAGCAGAAACATAAATGCTTCTGATTACTTCACGATTTATTTCAGCAAGAATTTCACCAGACAATATATTTGCTAGTTCTGTTTCTGCATCCAAACCATGAATTGCTTTAAGGTCTTGTGCAAGTTCCATTGTATACTCAGCTTTTAGGGCACGAGTTACAGCAGTTACTGTTGTTTTTTCAATACTGAAAGCCATTTCAGCAAAAGCATTAGAAGTTGCATCTCCTAGAGCTTCACCTTGAGCCAATGACATACCTGTTGGGGCAGTATATTGACCAGCTGATGGGCTGTCATTTAATGCAGATGGGTTTGTACCTGTTTGAGCACCAACACCTAAGTCACCAGCAGCATCATCATTTGCGAAACCAGAATCAGCTTCATCACCAAGTGCCTCAGCACCATCTTGTGAAGCAAATCTTGCTCTCATTGCAAAGATTAATCCAGTTGGACCAGTCATTGGTTGTACACCACATACATCATATGCGATTAAGTTAGGCATTGAACGTCTAACTAACGAAATTAATATTGGGTCCCAGTTCTCAACATCAGCACCAGTGCTGTTTGTTGGAGCTGCTTCTCTTAAAAAATTTCTATCTTCTTTAATAGCTTTTTCTTGATTTTCAAGAATTACAGTAGTTACTGCCCTTTTGTACGAATCAGCAATTGGAGCTAAATCCGGGTGTGCAAGGACTGGCGACCACTTTTCTTGTAAATTTTCTGTTTGAAACATTTTTAGTTTTCTCCTTTTATTTACTTTTATTTATATAATTACTTACTTGCACCTTTGACAGCAGTTCCGATTGCTTTTGAATAAGCAGCCATCGAATCCGTTACGTCAATGTCCTGTGCAGGGCCAGTTTCTACATTATCTATGTTTTCAGTAGTTTCCTTAATTGTTTTAGGGAAATAACTTTCTTTTAAAGTGTCAAGTTTACCTCTGAAATCTTCTTCGTTTCCGAAGTCAACATCTTCAGTAAGACTTTTAAACTTTTCAATTTCTGTATCAGCTAAATCAGAAGACATTTCTGATATAACTTTATTACGAGTTAGTGAGTCATTTCCCTTTTTCAAGTTCATTGATTCATCCAAAGTCTTATTAACTTTTTCTTCTAACTCTGCAATTTTGTCGGACTGTGCTTGTAACACATCATATTTATCATCAGGGATGTCAACATAATGGTCTTCGAACAGTTGT